GATCTTGCCGTTCGATCCGTGGGACGAGCAGGGGCGCGCGTTGCCGCCGCCGACGCTCGATACGACCGATGCGCCGATTCAGGCGAGCGTGGCGCTGATGCAAGTCAGCGAAGAGGCGATTAAGGCGACGACATCGACGGGGGACGCGAGTCTCGGCAATACGAATCCGAACGAGCGCAGCGGGAAGGCGTTGGAGGCGCTGCAATCCGAGTCGGATTTGGCGAATAGCAATTATCCCGACAACGTGCGCCGCGCGTATATCTATGCCGCCGCGTTGATGCTAGAAATCATCCCGAAGATTACGAGGCCAGGGCAGATTCTGCACATTCTCGGCATGGACGATGAGCCGCGGCAAGTGATGGTCGGCAAGCCGTTCAAGCCTGGACCCACGGGCGTGCCGGAGCCCGCGCCGGACGACGTGACGCCGGAAGCCGCGAAGGTGAAAGAGTCGCTCTGGAAGTTCTACGACCTCAATAACGGCACGTATGCCTGCACGGTGACGATGGGGAAGGCGTCGGCCACGCGCCGGCAGGAGGGGGCGACGGCGCTCGGGAACTTGCTGCCGCATCTGCCGCCGGAGATGCAGGCGAAGATTATCCCCGACTACATCAAGCAGTTGTCGTTCCTTGGGGCGCAGGCGATTGCGGAAAAGCTCGAGCCGCCAACCGATGGACAGGTGCCGCCCGAACAGGCCGCCGCGCTGGTGCAGCAACTCCAAGAGGAGAACGCGCAACTCAAGCAGGCGCTGGAGGGCGATACGGTCAAGGCGCAGGCGACGCTGCAATCAGCCCAGATGAAGGCCGAGGCGGATGCGGCGAAGGCGCAACTCGACGCCGACGTGAAGCTGCAAATCGAGGCGATGCGGTCCGAGCAAAAGGCGGCGGACAACGAAACGAAACTGGCGGTCGCAGAGCTTGGCGCGACGGTGGAGCGGTTGGCGTTGTTCCTCGAGGAGCGGGCGCGTGTGGGCGTGCAGGCGCACGACATCGGCATGGCGGCGCTGGGGCATGCGCAGGCGCTCGAAGCGGGCGACGTGCAGGCCGGCACTGCCGCGGACCAGGCCGAGGCGCAACGGGCGCACGAGGCCGAGATGGCAGAACGCGCCGTCGCGCAACAGCCGAAGGGGGACCAGTGAGCGATACCGATACCGTCACGAGCGTCGAGCAGGATGGGCGCACGCTGTCGGGTGTGGGGGCGGATGCAGCCACACTCGAAGCGGTGATGGAACGGCATGCGCCGGAGCCGGTTGCGCCGGAGGCCGTGTCGCGTGGAACCGCCGCGGTTGAGGGTGCGTCCCCGCCGGTTCCGGCGCCCGATGCGGACAAGCCGACGCGCGGACAGAAGCGGTTCGCGGAACTGACGGCGGAACGCGAAGCGGCCCGCGCCGAAGCCGCGGCGATGAAGGCCGAGCGCGAGACGCTCGCCCGTGAACTCAGCGAACTCAAAGCGCGGCCAGCCGCGCAGACGCCGGAGCCGTCACAGCCCAAGGCTCCGGCCCCCTCTCAGCCCGTCGCGGCCGATGACCCGAACGACCCGCGGCCCACCGAAGCTGACTTCGAGACGTATGGCGAGTTTACCGAGAAGCTCGCACGGTGGGCGTATCGGCAAGCGAAGCGCGACGAAGCAGCCGAGGACCACGCCGCGCAGACGAAAGCGCGCGAAACGGCCGCGCAGCGCGACTTCGAGACGCGCGTCTCCACCTGGGTTGGTCGCCGCGATGCCTACCTCGCCGCGAATCCGCTTCGCACGGCGACACTCACTGCCTTTCTCGATACCGTCCTGTCGGGCACGCCCATCGGGGACGCGCTCATGTATTCCGAGCACGGTCCCTCACTGGCGGACCATCTCGCGGACCATCCCGACGAGCGCGCCCGCATCGAGGGGTTGTCGCCCGCGTCGGCGATTCTTGCGCTCGGGCGCATTGAAGCCAGTTTCAGCACGCCGAGTGCGCCCAAGCCCGCGCCGAAGCCGCCGCCAGCGCCCTATTCGCCGGTCAACGGGAACGGGCCGACATCGGCCACGCCGTCCAGCGAATTGGCGAGCAAGGGCTACGACTTTGACAAGTCCGGCTATCGGGAGAAACGGGCCGCCGAACGGAAAGCGGCACGCGGGCGGTAGTTCGTGCTATAGTTCGCGTCAATTATCCTTCGCCTCGTCGCCCGCGCCTTCCCCGGCCTCGCGGACAGACAGGCACCACGGTTAGCGCCGCAGCCCTCATCAGCCGGGAGGGGCCGCGCCGAGACTAACGGTGCCTGTTTATGGCGAATACGCTGCTCACGAATGACATCGTGACTTTCGAGGCGCTCGATGTCCTCGAAAACACCAACGCCGCGATGAATGAAATCAATTCCGAATATTCGGATGATTTCGAGTTCGGCGGCGCGGTCCTCGGCCAAACTCTCAACATCCGCAAGCCGCCCCGCTACATCGGCCGTCTCGGGCAGGCCGCCGCCATCGAAGCGATCACCGAAACGCAGGTGCCGCTCACGCTGTCGTTTCAGCGCGGCATCGATACGCAGGTCAGTTCCCAGCAACTCACCCTCGACATCGACAACTACCGCAAGCGCATCATTGGTCCGCAGATTGCGCGGCTGTCGAATCTCATCGACCAGGACGTCTGCAACCTCGCGCAGGGCTTGAACAACTTCGTCGGCACGCCTGGGGTGACGCCGACGACGCTGACGACCTACGGGCTGGCGAAGGTGAAGCTCGACAACATGGCCGCGCCGGAAGAGGATCGCGTCAACATCCTGAATCCCGTCGCAGATTTCACCTTGATGGACAACCTGAAAGGGCTGTTCCACAACGGCGCGGAAATCAAGTCGCAATACGATAGCGGGTCGATGAACGGCGGCGGCACACTGGGCGCGAAGTGGCGCAAAGACCAGAACGTCTACGTGCATACAGTCGGCACGCTCGGCGGCACGCCGGTCACGAACGGCGTCCCCGCACAGGGCGCGACGACGATCGTCACGGCGGGTTGGACGGCGACCACGACCGTGCTCAACGCGGGCGACATCATCTCGTTCGTCTCGACGGCGGTGCCGGTCAACGGTGTCAATCCGCAGTCCTACTCCAGCACGGGCGACGCGATGCAGTTCGTCGTGACGGCGACGACGACCGCCGACGGCGCGGGCGCGATGACGATTCCGATTGCGCCGGCCATCTTCGGCCCCGGCTCGCAGTTGCAGAACGTGACGAGCCTGCCGGCGACCTCGACGGCGATCTTTGTCTACAACACGCCCGCGGCGTCGTTGTCGACCATTACCGGCAAGGTGTCTCCGCAGAATCTCATCGTTCAGAAGGACTTCGGGACGCTGGCGATGGTGGATATGCCGCTGCCTGGCGGGACGGACAAGGCGTATCGCGCCTCGTCGCGCAAGTCGGGGAAATCGCTGCGCGTCATTCGCGATTACGTCGCGACGACGGACCAGTGGATTCAGCGTCTGGATGTGCTCTACGGGACAGCCGTGCTTCGTCAGGAGCTCGGGTGCCGCGTCGGAGGGTAGTGAGAGAACGTGCCCGTTAACCTTCTGCATGGGAGACTGTAAATCATGGCGTTGACATCTACGACACTGGCGAGCGCCAAGGCGCTCGGTGACCGGACGATCAAACTGACCTCGGCGACGGGCATTGCGAACAAGATGCTCGTCTATGTCGAAGGCGAGTTTATGCGCGTGACCGACGTGACGCTCACGCCGACGATTCAGGTCGTGCCGGGCTACATGGGCACGGCCGCGATCGGGCACGAGAACGGTGCCCCGGCGTGGTTCGGGCTGACGGGCGATTACCCGCAGACGCCGCTCGGGCCGAGTTTCAATTCGTTGCTGCGCTCGGCGGTCAGCGTCTCGACGCCGGCCGCGGGCTTCGCGACGGATACCACGCTCGTGGGGTCGGCGGTGCCGGCGGGGCCGAGCGGCTTCGTCAACGGCATGCGCTATATCTGCACGTTCGACATGGTGAAAACCGCTGCCGGCACGGCGACGCCGATTATCGTCGTGCGGGTCGGCACCACGGGCACGACGACCGACGCGGCCATTCTCACATTCACGTTTACCGCGGGGACGGCGGCGGCGGATACCGGCACGTTCGTCATCATGGCGCACTTCCGCGTGGCGGGCGCCGCCGCGGTGCTGGCAGGCACGGCGGAAGTCCGGCACGCCTTGGCCGCGACGGGGCTCACGGCCTTGGGCGCATCTGGTCAGGCACAGATTGCCGTTGTGTCGTCCGCGTTCGACGCCACGCCTGGGAATCTCATCATCAGCACGTCGTTCAACGGCGGCGCCAGCTTCGCGGGCACGAATACGCTCGTGGAAGCGGAACTGAAGGGCTTCTAAGATGGGCAGTCCACAGGCGGGCGGCGCGTTTCTTCCCGGCGCGGATATGGACCTGACGGGGCAGGTCCGTGTCGTGCCGACGCAGGCGGCGAATGTGCCTGTGGTGGCGACCGTGAAAGGGGCGTTTAGCCTCGCCACGGTCACGCCGTTTGCGACCGATACGTATCTGGTCGGGTCCAGCATCCCGGCGCCGAGCATGGGCTTCGTCGCGGGGTCACGGTATACCTGCACCTTCGATATGGTCAAGACGGCGGCGGGGACGGCCACGCCGATCGCCGTCGTGCGGATCGGCGCGGCAGGGGCGGTCGGCGATGCCGCGATTCTGACGTTTACCTTGGCGGCCGGCACCGCGGCGGTCGATACGGGGACGTTTGTCATCACCGCGCATTTCCGCACGGTCGGGAGCGGGACAGCGGCGGTGCTCGTCGGGACACTCGAATGCCGACACGCCCTCGCGGCGACTGGGCTGACGTCCACTGGGGCATCGGGTCAAGGGCAAGTGTCGGTCGTGTCGAGCGGCTTCGATTCGACCGTCGCGGGGCTGGTTATCGGCACGTCGTTCAATGGCGGGACGTCCTTCGCAGGGACGTGTTCGCTGGTCGAAGCGGAACTCAGGAGTTACTAACGCTATGGCGATTGACCTGACGTCTCTCACCTCCGACGATATCGCGGCGCTGAAGGCGGCGCTCGGCATGCT